CCTGCGACCGTAATTGACTGGCCGACTGCAATCTCGCTGGGGGTCAGGAGTTGCAGTACGGCGTAGTTGTCAATTAGGTACTTGTTAGTGACCGAATAGGTGGCCATTACTAGGGCCTACCTTCCGATTATGGACTGACGATGATGGACTTGACGAGATCGCTGTCTGCGATGAACGTTGCAACGTATCCGTAGTAGGAGAACACGCGTCCGAGTGTGGATGGTGCTTCTACTGACATTAAGCCACGTACCTGCTCGTAGAACTCAATTGCTGATGCTTTTGCAACAACCATTGTGTTGGTTGCAAAGTTGCGATCGGCAACAAGGTTCAAACCGAATGGGTTGAACGTGTTGAGCTGTGTGATGTTTGCGGTTCCTGCAGCGTTTACGCCCATGAGACCGGCAGCGCCAGCGTATGGGAATACGGAACGCTTATCTCCGTCCAATTGCTGGCCGAGCAACTTCCATACGTTCGGGCTGACAAAAATGTGGTCAGGCAAGAAGTTGCTTGCGGTCAGAATGTCGGTTGCTGCATCGTAGAGCGCTGCGAACAACGTTGATGGGTCGGTGCTGTTGTAAGTCCAAGTTGAACCTGATGCTGATGCACCTGCGGTAATCGCATCGGCTGCAACGTCATCGCTCTTCAACAAGTATTGTCCTGCGAGATCGCGCAAGATGATTTCCATTGCTGCGGGGCTCGTGAAGTCCACATCCTGTACGGAGAGGGTCACTTGACCGCTTAGGGTTGTCTTGCTGACCACGTTCGAGGCAATCACGGGGGTGGTTGCCGATACTGCAGCAAGTTCGTTTGCTTGTGCAGCTACCGAAGTGTGTGTCGTCCACGTTGGGCGGATAAAAGTTTTTTGATTTCCGCCGTCTGGCATTGCGCGAGCGCCGACTGCTGCGACTACTGGACGGATGTAGTTCAGGTCTTCAAATACTGGTCCGAGAACTGGTACTGGCAAAAGACCAGGTGTATCGGTTGTAAGCACGTCGCCTGCAGCTGCTTGCAATGCGCTTTGCTTTGACAATGCGTAGTCGCGTGCGGCTGCTGCAACGTTGCGGAATGTTTCTCCGCCGATGTGCATTGCTGCAAGGTATTCACCTGCGGTTGGCAGATCAAACTTGCGCTTTGCTTGTGCAAATACTGGTGCAGTAGGGATGGTTGCCTCGACTGCGGTTTCGTTTACTTCGGACATTTCTGGTTTCTCCTCTACTGGGGTTACTTCTTCATTTAACACTACTTCTTCGGGCTCTTGGTGGATACTCGCTGCGACTTTGGTGATGTTTGCGGCATCGCCAAAAGCTCCAATCGGAACTAGGGACAATTCCATCCAGTCGGCTGACTCAATGATCATTGTTCCTTCTTCGTCGTACGAGAACTTGGTTGGATTTACGCCAACGGATACTTGGTCAATGGTGCCGTCAATGGCCATAACAAGGGCATCGTTGCCAAGGCTGGTTGCGCTGATCTTGGCGCTAAACATCATGCCTTCTTCGGTTTCTGCGCGCTCCGTGACAACGCCTACTGGCATGCTTGCGTCGTGGTACATAAACAGGCGTGGGGCTTTGCCTTCGACTGGCAATGAGCCTGGGCGAAAAATCACAGCTGTGCCGTCGCTGACTACTGCCGGCACGTTGTATGGGACAGCTACTCCGCTGATGGTGCGGCGTGGTGCGTCGCCTTTGGCAGCGTCAAGCGTGAACTCTCCTGCGATTAGTTTGATCATCTTGCTAACTCCTCTTGTGTGTTTTCTCTAACAATTACTTCATCGTCCATACGGTCGGCCATAAAGTTTTCTTCTAGGTATTCATCGGCATCAAACTCGACATAGGTTCCGCGCGGTAGCACGTTGTCCATTGACAGCGCACCAGAAATTGCATCGGCGTACAATTTGACACCGAACAAATAAAGATCGGCGCGCGCTTGCTGGGATGACTGGTACGAATATGCGCCAGTAGCGACGCCCACCAAATATGGCGGAACATTTGCTAGACGTGACATTTCAAGCGCTTGATATTGCGATGCCTCAATTAACAGCATCTTGTCTGGTGTGCTGTTTGTTTCCGTGTATGTCAAATACTCGTTAAGCGCTGCAGTCTGATTGGTTGCTCGAGCGGCGTTAAACGCGCTCGCCAAATCAGCCAATTCTTGCGCGCTAAGCGGTTCGCCACCTGTTTGTTTAAGTACGCCTGCTGGGATGCTTGACGATGCGTTACGGTTGCGCGCTGCTTCAAGTTTCAGCGCGGTTTCAACTGCGCCAGGAGCCGAATAAATCAATCCTTGATCTGGCGACAAGAACTGCACAAGGTTTGCTGGGTCAAGCATGCCACCGTTGAAATACACTTCTTTGGATGGTGCAAACCACACAGGGCCAACCATGTCGGTCGTAGTAATTGAGCCGGCAGGCAGTCGAGTAAACGTGGCAGGGTAGCCATCAGCGGTGCGCGATGTGATGTACCAAAACGCGCGACCAAAGAACAGCAAATCGTCTAGTGTCCACGACATTAAAAATTGGTAACTGACCGTTGGGTCTGGGCGATGCAACCAACTGCGTGGCGCAATGTAAATGCGCTCCATTTTTTCACCGTTCCAAAACTCGTTGTACATGCGTAATGGCATTGAGCCGATAACGGACTTAAACAGCGAATTAGCGCGGTTGATAGTTGGCACGCTGACTGCGCGGTTGCGCGCTTCGCCTTCTTGGTAACTGTAATACTGGCCGATCATGCTTACGCCTTGCGCGTTACTTGTGTAACCGCCAGCGACCGCAGCTGCCACGCTAGGCGCTGGGCTTATTGCTGCTTTACGGGTTTTGTTAAAGATCGCCATGTTCCTACTTTGTCATATAAGTGGCAACCGCGCATGACTTATCCGATTCCGACAAAAGGCAAGGTGCGCGGTCGCCGCGTTTATCTTAGTTATTTACCGCGACAAGCATCGGCTTTCCGCTGTTAACTGGACGGGCACACATGCCAATACCCCAGACCATTGTGCGCGCTAACTCAATCGGGCCAGGCGATCGTTTACTGGATAGCACGATCGTGTTGTCGGTGCGAACAGCAACGGCGCGCTGGACATGTTCGGCAAGCAATTTTTCTCCTGTGTGCAGTAGGCGTGCTTCGGCAATCATGTTTTTGGCTAGCGGTGTAAAGCGTCCTAGTTCGGCGTAACCAACCACGACCCTGCGGCGCTCAATGTTCGGTGGGCAGGTTGCGTCCACGGTCGGCGACAAGGCAAACCTGATCGTGGGGTCTTTGGCAAGTTCCTGCACGTTGTCCCACAGCTCTGTAATTGACTCGGCGATAAATGCCACGGTGACAAGCACCCGACCGTCCGACAGGTTGACACATCTGGTTGCGCTGTAACGGGAGTCGTCCAGCGACGATTCAATCGCCACGACCCCACCGCTAGGCACGTCACCTGTGTATTCCAATGACGGCCAACGCCCTGGCTCAATCCAACCGCGCACAACACTCACCCAAAGGTTTAGGGATGCGCGCAAAAACGACGCCCGATCAGGGTTAGTTGACTCTTGCCTAATTGTGTCCATGTCCAACGTGTGGCCAAGTGCAGGATTACCCCACGCCCATGACGCTGGATGCAACGGGTCAAGGCTTGGGTCAGGCGACCATTCCGCCATGTACATCGTTGACGGTTCGCCTTTGTCAATGGCTCGAATACCTGCCTCACGCCAACGCTGGAACAACACAGATTCCTCGGTGCCAGCTGTAGAGAAGAAACAAGCCAACGGGTTTTTGCGTGCGCGCTGTGCCGGCAACAGACCGCCTTCAACGGAATCAGGGTTGACGTCAAACAACTCGTCCACAATCACCAAGTCAATGCTCATACCGTGACCTTGGTTTGGCTTTAACGCTTTGACCCACCATTTGCTGCCGTCTGGCATAGTGGCCTGGTAACGCCCATACGACTTAACGATCTTGGCGCCGTAATACTCTTCCAAAATCGGGCTCAAATCATCGAACAAAAGGCAGGCGAGGTCAAGTCGGTGTGCCCCAGATACGACAGTCTGTTTACCGCCACGTATCTTTGGCATTTCCACAAGCCAAAACAGGATGAGCGCCTGGATGATTGTGGTCTTACCGTTCTGCCGCGCGACCGACACAAGGCTCGAGCGATGCACGAACTTGTTATCGGCGTCAACCGCCAGCATCCCTTTAAGAGCATGCAGTTGCCATGGCATCAGGTCTATGTGCAGCACTTGTTTTGCCATGTCCCCCACAAGACCAGCTAGTGAGCCGGCATGATCGGGCACCATCGTTTCTAAGCGCGGTCGGTCATGGCCAGTTGGCGCCAGTTCGGGCTGATCGGGGCTGGTGGCGACAAAATGAAGCA